TGATCATATGGCATTTTTAAAATATATCCAGTAGTGTAGGTATCTAAAAATGGCTTACAGTGTTTTACTGTCATATTATCTACATCATTAGATAATTTTTTAAACCAATCAGGTATAGTTTTTGTAGCTGGTACTGGTAATAAAGATTTATCTGTCCATTCTAAATATTTTTTGGGTGCTAAAAATTTTATGTCTTTTGAAAACATAAAATTTTATATCATAATTATGGTAATTCTAAAACTGAATAATATGGTTGTCCTTGATCAGCAAAATACTTTTCTAATGGCACCGTCATTGGATAAGTTAATGATGACGTATCCAAATTTTGTAATTGAGTTTTGTAAGCTGACCATTGATCATAATTAGCAGAACCTTTCCAATTTTCTAAATAAACATCGATTGGTTGAATTAGGTTAAACGCTATATAATCATCTAATCCTTGTTGTTTTTCATATCCAGTTTGAGTTTCATATAAAACAGGTGGATTTTGAGAACAATCATAAGCCCAAGTACCTTGTCTTAATTTTGTAAAATCATCATCTGATATTGTTTCTTCAACAAAACTTCCGCTTAAATAATGTCCAGCGATTTGAGATTTATCTGCATCATTTGCAGCTATAGAAATTACGCCTTGTTTATTTGGTGAAAAAAATACGTATGCCATAAGCCTCCTATAATAAATCAAATATTAACATTGTACTTGAACCACCAGGTTGTCCTACTGAAGGTGCAGGTGCTGGTAAATATCTTCCTGCTCTACCAAGTTGATAATTTTGTGGTGTGTTACTTCTATTTTGATGTAATATTCCAAAACACTCACCTAGTTGAATTGGTGAATTTGTTGGTCTAAGACCAGCTGCTCCACCTAAATTTGGAAAAAGATAAGCATCATAAACTGTGTTAATTACATCAGTACTATCTTGAATATCTACTTCTGGAGTTATAGCAAATGTTGAATCAGTACCTTGTGAACCTGGAGGTCCGTAAAACTGAGCTCCCTGACCACCGTTTGCAACGTTAGTGTATGTTTGACCTTGAAGGCCACTCGCTGTTGAAGCGTTTCCAGCGTTTCCAAAGTTGTGAGAAGCGTTTCCTCCGTTTCCTCCAGCTCCAAGTGTATAAGGAACAGTAGCTCCTCCAGAAACTGGTACTTCAAAAAATCCTGTTAATCCAAGACCACCTTGTCCTGCAGGGTGAGGAGAGTTATCGTGATAAGACGTTGCACCGCCACCGCCACCACTTTGTTGAAGTATCATGTAAATATTATTTGCTGCAGGGTTAACAGTAATTGATCCTGTAGCAGGACCAAATTTTGCTAATTTAAATCCAGCAACAGAAGCTCCAGCTGTTCCTGAAGATGCTGCCGTTATTCTTCCCTGAGCATCAACTGTTATATCTGCAGTTGTGTATGAACCTGCAGTTACTGCAGTGTTTGAAAGTTGATTTGGACCAACAGCATCGTTTGCAATTTTAGCTTGAGTTACTTGTAAGGCACTAATCTTTGCAGTTGTAATTGCATTATCAGCAATTTTAGCTGTCGTTACTTGATTAGCTGAAATTTTTGCAGAAGTTATTGCGTCATCAGCTATTGCTGCAGAACCAATACTGCCACCTAAAGTGTCTAAAGAAATTTCGTTTAAATTTGTGCCATCTGCGTAAGCTGCAAAAATTGCTGCTCTATCTAAAGTAAAGCCCGTGCCAGATGCAGTTTTAATTGTTAAATTTGTTGGACCAACAACAGCAGAGCAATCAAAAATGTAAAATTTTTCTATTCCGTCAGGAACAGTTGCAGTTGATGCACCTGTTAATGTCCCTGTAAATTTAATGACCATATTTCTAGCATTAGAAATAGTTTTATCAGTCATTACTAAAGTTACAGCACCACCGTTGTTTAAAGCGACTGCTTCAAAACCAGCGATAGCTTGTTGAATAAGATTTAAGTTATTATTTGTATTATCACCCCATGTACCAGCGTTTTCACCGGTTACCATTAATTCTAGTTTGAGATCTGTAGAATATGAACTTGCCATAAATTTTTTCTCCTAAATTATTTTAATTTTACATTAATCAAGCTGCCAAATCAACATCTGTCCAATTATTATTTACACCAGGATCAACCTCAGCCCAAGCAGTAATATTAGTATTTCCTACTGAAGATGTCATTTGAATGCCTGTAATATCTACAATTCCTGTACCCGTAATAGTCACTGAGCCAATAGATGAACTTAATTGAAAACCAGAAACTCCTTGTTTTTGTCCTGGTATTTCTGCTGCTTGTCCTAGTGACAATGTCATTGCTGGTGAAGTTACAGGTTCTATTGTCGTTTGAACAAGGTTTGTATTTCCTAAACTCATTGTAGATTGAATGCCAGTAACATCTACCGGTGTTTTTAATCCACCCACAGTATTACCTATTGACATTGTAGCTTGTCCTGCACTTGGAGCATCTACGTTAGCTAAACCACCAACTTCTTGAGGTGGAGCTACAGTAATTGTCATATCATCCTCAAAAACTAATACTGTTAAAACAGAATCAACTTTTACAGAGAAAGCAGGATTTGCGAATGTAGAATCTAATTGTAATCCAGTTGGTTGTACTACTACATCTGTAAACGCATTATCAGCAGGGAAATTTATAGTTGAAGTTAATTGTTGACCTAAAGCTTGTGCAGAATATGCACCACCCCAAGCTAAATTACCCCAAGTTCTTCTGCCCCAACCAATGCCTGTCAGTGTAGTATCATCAATGGATATCGCTCCAATATTTGAGTTTGCTTGAACACCAGTTACGTCTACACCTATACCAACAACTTGTGTACCACCTGATATAGAAAGCTCAAATCCTGTAGGTTGCTCTAAAATAGAAGTTCCACCGATTGCTGATGGAGTACCGAAAGCCATTTGACCAAGATTTGTAACGCTTACATTTACATCGACAACTACGGCTTCTGTAACTGAACCTAAACTTATACTTAATGATTGTCCTGCAAGAATAGGTTGTGATCCTGATAAATCACCCCATTCATTTTCACCCCACGTATCACCACCCCATCCAACTTGTAACTCACCATCTACAACAACACTTCCTATTGCAGGTGTTAGTGACGAACCAGTTAATGATAAATTTACTTCACCTTGAGCAGCCCAACTTCCTTGATTCCAATTCATAGCTCCCCAAGTATTAGAAGTTATGTCGAAAATTCCTCCCATACCAATTCCATGAATCCAACATAAATAATAAAAATCTGTTTGAGATGATGGAGTTACTTCAACATAACGAGTCGTTGCAGCATTAAATGTTGTGGTGTTTGTGTAATCAGATTGATTGCTCGATCCATCTAGATAATAAGTTACTCCAGATGAAATTATTTGAGCTTGACTTGTTGTTGTTGAAAAAATTAAAGGGTGATTATCGTTTGACGAATCACTTTGATCAAACCTAAGTGTGCCACCCTCAACCCAAGTTACCGTTCCTGGACCAGTGGCATTTCTTACTCCGTCTAAATAAAAGACGTTGCCAGTGCCACCGCCATATAAATTGCCTGAAGCTACGGTTACAGTATAAGTATAAGTGGCCATAGCTCCAGGACCTTAATTTAAGCTATTCTTAATATTGCAGCAGAGGTTGTGAAATCTGGAAACTGAATAGTGAAAGTTCCAGAAGTTGCAGTCTTATCACTTCCAAAATTTAAAACAGCAACTGCATCAGTAGTTCCTGAACCACCGTCTGTCGTTGTGTTATAAATTAATGCACCTCTTGCAGTAAGAGTTACGTTTTGAAAAGATAAATCAGCAAAGTCAGTTATCGCTACTCCTGATGAAACTTTAACCCCTTGATTTACAAGCGTCCCACCACCTGCTGTATATCCTGATGGTGATGATACTTCGTTTGAAGTAGTATAGTTTTGAGTGGACGCACCTAAAGTTGCGTTTGACGTATACATAGCCAGTTTATATGTATCTGAAGATGTATCAAAGTCATGTTTACCTTGTAATAACTCTTTTTTAAAAGTATTACAAATTGCATTAGTTGTTATTGCCATAATAGTTCTCCTTTAAATTTATGGTGATGGAGAGTCTACTTTTATTCGAGGCACTCCATCTGTATATTCTCCTCGTCTTCTTCTGCCCATTTGTTGCAGAGCAAAATTTTGTACTTCTTCATTATACTTGGAATTATAGAGGTTGTACAGATTATCAGGTCCTTTTAAAAATCTGAATGCCTCTGCTAATACACCATGTAATAACATTGATTCCTGATATTTTGAAATAAACGTATCATTTGTTGAAGTAAAATTTGGAGGATCAATTATATAGTTTATTTGAACCTGATAAGCTTGATCAGGCATTGGAGCAACTAATATATTGAAATCATCCCAATTAGCCCAATATTTTGGGAGGGCTTGAGCTGATGAACTGTTAAATTCTGATATAAAACTTGTGTCTCTTTTTTCTAAAAATGTTCTAGTACCACCAGTTATTACTTGAACAGATCTTATAATCATTAAGTCTGATGGTAAACTTACATATCTGTTAGCTGCCGTAAAATTAGATGTAGCATATTTTCTTAAATCATCGTAATCGACTTTACCCGCAATATCTAATTCAACTGATCTAATAAAATCTTGAATGATTGCATCTGTTAAAACAGTGCTACCAACTTCAGTATAATTTCTTACTTGAGTTATAAAATTTGCGTGTGTTATTGCCATTATGTTATACTCACTGTTATTGAACCTAATATAGAATCAAGTTGTCTTCTTCTATTTTGTAATGATGGGTCTTCAGGAACCATAGATGAAACCGAAGTTGTTAAACCATTTGTTGTTGTTTGAAAAGTTTGAGTTTGAAAAGCAAAGTCTCCTGGTAATGTTAGATTTGCTACACCAACTCTAGCACCTCCTGAATCTGAAACTGTTTGATCATTTGCAAATTCCTGAGAAGGTTGTTGAAATTTCATAACCCTTGGATTTCTTAAGGCTATAGCATCAGGCTTATGATAAGGTGGATCAAGTTGTGGATGTTTAGCTTCAAACTCACTAATATGCACTAAAGCACCATTCCATTCTTTAACCATTTCTCTGTAAGGGAATGCTTGACCTGATCTATCAGAAATAGCTTGTGATCTTTTACCTCTTGCGTAACTCATTATACTCCATCTCCAAAATAAGTTTGTGGTGAAATATAAACAGAAGTTCTAGAGCCATCTTCATTTAAAGCTCTTAATAATTCGTCTTCATAAAGTTGTTTTAATAATTGTATTCTATCTGGTGCTTTTTTTTGAGCTAAATAATAAGCTAAACCTGAACACATACATGGTAAAAATCTAAAAGGCACATCTGGATTATTTGTATACGCTCCTGCATCCTCTATTCTGTTAATAGAGTAATATTTTAAAGTTGTAAATGTAGAAGCATCAGGTGCTAAGTAAACACTTATTGTTGGTTGTGTCTGTCGGTCTACATAATATTGAGAAGGTTGTCCTGTAGATAATTTATTTGGTAAAGCAGAGTAGGCTGATCTATCAATTTTTGTTAAAGCAATATCATTTGTATCTGCAGTCGCTTGTCCTGATATATTTTGAACTACTACTCCAGAAGCATGAGCCACTGCCGTTGAACCTCTAGCTCCTCTAGTTGCACCCGTTAAATCATTAGAAGATTTTCCAGTGTAAGTTATAAACTCAAGTCCAATTTGAATAGTGCCACTTGATGCAAATCCAGAGGCATCTGTCAAAGAAATAGTTGTAGCAGAACTTGTTAAAGCACTTGATAACGTTCCGTTAGCAGCCCCTGTTGAAGATATGTAAGCTTCAAGAACATCGTTAACTTGAGTTGGAACTGAATAAGTTGCAACCCCTGCAGTAAAAATAATTTGATTAAGTTTTACTTTCCAAAGATGAATACCTCTATTACCCCACTCTGAAAATAAAAGATTTAAACTTCTTCTTGCACTACGTATGTCATAACCACTATTAGTTCTTAGACCGCATCTTTCGTATGCTTCCTCAACAATATCATCGATCTGAAGATCGAATGCTGTAGTTCCTGACGTAGCCATAATTCATTACATTAAATCTTTATAATAGTCTAAAGATTTTCCTGGAGGTAAACTCTCATCTTGTAAGCCCATGCCTGATGTTCTAGCTGCACCATAGCCTCTAACAGATTTACCCATAGATGCTTTCATCATTTCTTTTTCTCTAACTTTTTTAGCAGCCATTCCAACATTAGCTTTTTTTACTTTCATATTTTTTTCTATTGCCATACCTCTTTTTTTTTCATAGCTAGATAATTTTCCATCTTTATCTAGATCAGCTTTTTTTGGGTTCTTTAACATTTCTCCTCCTAAATTTTTTCCTAATATACTTTTTTTTAAAAGTTGAAGAAACATGGATGGACTTGAAAGCTGACGTTTTTGTATAAACTTTTGTCCAGCACCAGCGGTGTATTTTTTTTTAACCATAATTCTCCTTAAATTTCTATCATACCACCATAATACTTCTTGGTAAAGGTGCTGACATTAGTTGGTTTACCACCGACTCCTTGAGCCTTACTTCTTTTTCTGCTGACAGCAGAGGCCCTTTCTGACTTTGTCATTCGTGTGGCTTTTGCAAGTGGGACGGATTTTGGGTACTTTCTTTTTGATCCACTTACTGATTTCCTTCCACAGGGTTGAAATTTTCCATTCTTCTTCGGTGCCCCAATGTCTACCCATTTTTCGTTGAACCATTTTTTTAGTCCCATTAGAATATACCTTTAAAACTCGTGCCTTTTATGGCTGCTCCTGCTCCTCGGCACATTCCGCCTTTAGTATATTTTTTTAAGTTGGTACCCATTAATTGAATTCTTTCTTTATCACCACTAGATTTAATTCTATCTTTCTTTTTATAATTTTTTGCTGATTTAGCTTCATCTAAGGCTCTAACTTCTGCAGCAGTAAACATTCTACCTTTTTTAACTTCATTACCTTTGTCAAAACTTTTTGAAAATGAAAAAATAACTTCTTTATTTTTACCAGTTTTAGAACCAGTTAAAGATAGAGAGGAATCTTTACCCTCTTTAGTAAAAGTAGCTCCTATTGTGCTATTAAGATTTTCTTTAGATACTTTACTAAAAGGTTTTGATACACTTACATCAAGTTTTTTGTCACCTTTTTTTACACCTAATTCTGCTTTTGGTTCAGTAACGTATTCGTTATCAAATGCACTAAGTGCACCAGTGATATCAATTCCTTTTTTCTTACCCATCAATCATTCCTTTATAATAATTAGAAAGACTTTTATTTGAAACCTCGTGACCTGCCAAATTACCTTTTACATAGCTACCGTCATATGGTTGTAAATTTTGTGCAAATTTTCCGTCAGAAGCTTTTACAATTGAATCTAAAGATTTAGCTTGTGCTTTATGAAGTCTTGAAGCTTTATGTAAAGCACCAGCAACTTTTTTAATTTTAGCCTCTCCTCCAGAAACTTTACCAGCTGGTTTAGGACCTTTAAAATCTTTTCTTTTTAAACCTGATGGGTCTTTAATTTTACCTGCACAAATTTTACTAGCGTATGCGTTAGCGTATGCACTGGGATATACCTTAAACTTACGCTTTGCTGCAGCTTTACCTCTAGAACATAATTTTGTCATTATTTTTAATCCTTTTTCTATTGTACAATTTTTTTGATTGTACCACCCTGAGACTAAAAATTCTAGACCTTAGCTTTTTTAGAATTGGATTTTTTTTTAAGTAATGCAATAACTTTTTGTTTTTTCTTTTTTTCATCTCTCGCACCTCTTAATTTACCTTCTACTTGCTTGCTTATTTGTCCTCTTGTGATTGCCATTTTTTCTCCTTTACTTATGTATGTTGCTTAAAACCTCAAATAAACTTGGTACATTTTTTATAGATTCTTCACATAATTTTACTCTATTATTTAATTTTTTTACATAAGGATCAAAAACATTTTTTAAATCTTCTTCTTTAAATCCTCCATTTTTTATTAAAGTTTCTTTACTTGTCGGAGCCCAATGCATCCCTGCTGCTATAGAATGTAGACCTGAAAAATCATCATATTTATAATCATAAGTTTTTCTGTAAACAGCATCTAAAAAACCTTTAATATTTGTTGTACCTAAATCTATTAAATTTTTATCCCAATTTTTATTTAAACAATGTTTCCAATATTCAGTGTCATCTCTATGAGATAATGCATAGTGCAAAGCAACAAATTCAGCAAAACATCTAAACATGTGTTTACATTGAAAATTAAAATTATCTTTATCCCATTGTGATATTTTATCTCTTTGTAAATTTTTAACTAAATTAATTAAAAACTCATGAACAGAAAATAATCCATTACTTTCCAATGGTTCAATAAATCCAGCAGATAGTCCTATTGCAACTACGTTTTTTACCCAAAGTCTATTGTGAATACCTACACGCATTTTTATTTTTTTAAATTCTAAATTTTCTTGTCCTAGATGTTTTTTAAATTGTTTTAAAGCCGTATCATCATCAACAAACTTACTTGAATAAACATATCCAGTTCCTATTCGTGTCCACAAAGGAATATTCCAAACCCAACCATTTTCTATTGCTGTGCAATTTGTGTAAGGCACCAATTCTTTTTCTTTATTTTTATATTGAATTTTTGTAGCCCAAGCAGAATCATTAGGTAGCATATCACTGTAAGATTCAAAGGGTTCTTTTATAGTCTTGTCTAATAATAAAGATTTAAAACCAGTGCAATCAATATATAAATCTGCTTTGTATTTATTATTTAAAGATTTAATTCCATTTTCATCTTGTTCAATAGAAACAACATCATCAACAATATGTTTTATCTTTTTACAATAATTATTTTTTAACCAAAGACCAAACTTAGTAGCATCAAAATGATATGCTCTTATAACTTGGTTTATATCAAATTTATTTTGGTTTACAAAAGCCATTTGAAGTGGATATGTGCAATTAGCATAATCTGAATATGGAGTTTCTGGATATAATATTTTTTTAAACCACCAATCATTAGTCCCTGCTTTAGCATCTGTTATTGAAGGAAGACCAAAGGGATAATGAAAAGCTTCACCTTTTTTATAAAAATCTGTAAATTTTATACTTAATTTATAACTACCTTCTACATGTTTAATAAAATCATTATCTTCAATTTTAAGCAAACGCATCCAATCTGAAATTTGTCCAAGAGTGCTTTCTCCTACACCGACTGTTGCTATATTTTTTGATTCTATTAAAGATATTTCATGATTTGGAAATTGTGATTCTAGGGTAGCAGCAGTCATCCAACCGGCACTTCCACCTCCTACAATCAATATTTTCATAGTAATAAAATTAAATATATTATATTAAATCTCTTGCGTTACCAATTATTGGTTTATATTTAACCTTACCATCTTCTCTAAAAGCTCTCAACAATTGTTTTCTTGGATTTTCAGATACGTAGCTGCAATGGACCCACCCACTGTTTGGTTCACCAGGAGTGTAAAACTCAAGTATCATTTGGTCCCAATCTAGGTTTGCCTTGATCCAGTCAAAGACTTCAGCATTATCTGTGCCCAGACATTCGAAATCGACAGCCTCTGCCTTAGTATGCTGTGAAGTTAAACTGCTGCCGATAGCTACACATAACTCAGGGCTACGATAGCAACTGGTCACCGTTACTCTGCCAAAATGGTCTCGCACCGGTTGTAAAATATTTTCACAAAGTAATTTTAATTTTTCTATTTGATCTGCGTTGGGGTTGTTATCAATACCCCTACGTATTGCAGTGTCTGATTTAATAAGCTCTGCCAAGCTGAAGTTCCGTGTAAGCTTCATATATCTCCTAGTTAATTATCAATTTTTTAATGCTTTTACTACCATCAATATTATCTTCTAATTCAGCTTTACCTTTCCAACATTTATAAGTGATTGATTCTGAAAAAGTTCTCTCCGCTTCACGCTTGCCCCGTAAACAAATTGCCATCGAGGGTTGCAAACGTGCCTCCTTGATCTCTCCATTTACAAACATAAGTAATCCTACTACAGCCTCAATCATTGTGAACTCCCGTTTGTATATTTCATTTCTCTATTTGCATCTTTTAATTTTTCGATGTCTATTAATACTTTATCCATTTGTTTTCTTAAAAATTCTATATTTACTTTATTTAAAGCCATAGATTCTATATGTTTGTTTAGCTTGTCCGTGGTCTTATAAAGATCCTCGATCATCATGAATTGTTCCGAATCGGCGGGCAATGAACCTAGTTGTCCACGTGGCCATTTTATTCTAAACTCTGTATTTTCTCCAAGATCTTTTTCCATTATTTGTATCTTAGTGTCCGCAATGTTAAGACGTTCTAAAATTTGAAAGTAACCCATCGTACCGAGAGCAACGATTATGATCAAACTAGCAACCGTCTTCATAGGCATCTGCACGGCTGCTTCTTCAGATATATTTAATGGTTTCTTACTCATTTTCAAAAGTTTTATCTCCAGCTAAATCTTTTACTTCCTCCATTTCATAAAACATATTATCAGAATCTTCTGTTACCATGCTAGACTCTTCTGCATCCCAATATGTATTTTGGACTTTATAGTCAGGCCAGCTGTTATCAGTAGTATAGCTAGTACAGTGCCACAAAAGACGATTATTAGGCTGAGCTGCAAAATTACCATTATCAAGCTCCAATATATGTGCACACTTATGTTCTTGAGGTATTTCAGAATGTTCTGTATCCAAAATGTTAACATCTGGACTTGCCCAATCAATCGTGAATATATATTTGCCATGATAAAATTTTTTATCTAGTCCTAAAAATTTTCCTTTTAAACCGTCCAACCAATCAAAGCAAGTAACACTAGGCCAGTAGCTAAAACAATTCCACAATTCCAACTCGTGGACTTGCATATCTGGCACTTTACTTCTAGAAAGATGTTTTTGGAAAAACGCTGAGATAGGCAATCTCCAATAACACGCACCATTCGGTAACATGATGTTAAATAAGATGGCCCTACCTGAGATACTCGTGATACTGAAGATAACACAGTCTTCACTTTCTCCATGATGTTCTTTAAGGTCATAAAGATACTCCTTTCTTATCTTACAATATATTGGCGGTATGTTTGCGTTCAGATAAGCCATTTAACATTTCCATCTTCTCCTAGCCTGTCTTAGTCTAGAGTTAGGATCTTTTGCTGCTTTAGGAAATTTTTTCATTTGTCCTGCACTTCTAGCACAAAATGACTTACGTCTCTTTGCGTCTTTTGACCCAGGCTTAACTTTGCCAGTAACCGCTGTTTTTAATTTAGAACCAGGGTTTAAACGTCTGTAAGCTTTAACACCTGCTTCTGTCATTCCAGCTCCTTTTTTAGTAGACCTGAAATTTTTTTTATTTCTAGGTGGCATCCCACCTTTTTTAAAACTTAATAATTCTAAAGTATACTCGTCCATTATCCTGTGTAACTGATTGTTGAACCACCAGAATTTGTGATTACAGCAGTTATTCCTTCTTTAAATAAAACACCTGATCCAGGAAAATATAAATCTAATCCTTCAGTACCAAATGTATATTTTACTTTAAGATTGCTAGCAGATACTGCACCCGTAGTTTTACAATCATGAAATTCAACAGTGCCGTTTGCATGGCCTTTAGCTTGAATGCTAGTTAACCGAGCTCTTGCTGCACGCATGACATGCGTACCGGTAGCTTTGTGTACCGATTGTTGGTCGGATATAAACGAAGCCCCACCTGGCATAATTATTTATTAGTTGTTGTTAAATTAGGTCCAGAGTATTTATCTGTTAACAAAGTTACTGCTGCAACATTTGTTACTGTTGAAGCAAATATACCTTGTGGAAATAAAATACCATCTTCTGGAAAATTTAAACTGACCACATCACCTGTTGGTATATCAACAGTTAATAAATTAGTTCCGCCTGCTTTTTTTTCTGTATTTAAAACAACTGATCCTGCACCACCGCCATTAGATGAAACAAAAATTCCTCTTAGTCTAATTGGTTGTGCAATAATCGCAGTACCACTGGCAGCCGTAAATCTTGTTGCTTGTATATCATTTTTAAAACTCATAATTCTCCTAGTTTGTGGCTCCCGAAGGAGCCACTATTTACTTATTATACTTTTTGAGCCGAATCGTTATGGTAATTTTGTAAATATTTTACACCGATTCTTGCTTGTCCAGCTGTAGCTGAGTTAGTTACAACAATTGCAAATAACTCAATATCTGTTGCTCCAACTTGCCATCTATCAGTAGCTGATTGTAGCATTCTTAATGGTCCAACTGCTCCTGCTGCAATGTTGTGAGCTGCTGCAATGTCAGTAGCATTATCTGAACCATCACCTAAAGCTAAAGTAGTTGTAGATGAGTTTGCAAATAATGTTTCAACAAAAATTGAAATTTCTGTTATTTGCGAGTACGCTGGAATAATTAATCCAGTCGCTGTAGCTGTGGTATCATTGTAGTTGATAAGAGTGGGTGCTAGTTTTCCAACTTCTGTAAAACCAACATTAGCTCTATTTTGTCCAAGTACAGTACCTGTAGTATATTGAATCGTTCCCGATTTTATCGGTCCCGAAAATGTAGTTCTTGCCATAATATCCTCCTGTATAGCGTTAATTTTGTAGTCTCTATACCGTCTGCCTAGTCAGTCTACAAAATATTTAATCTAGGTATTTTCATTATACATAAAAAAAGGGGCGATGTGAACACCGCCCCTTTAAGTAATACTAAAAAAAGTATTATCTATTAGCTAGTTGGTAAATTTCCGTTACCAAAAATACATCTTGGATCAGAAAATCCGAAAGAGTATCTTTCTCTAGCTTTAAATCTTACATTTCCAGTATCGAAGTCACCTTCAATTGCAGTTTTGATCGGTGATCTAACGAAGTGTTTTAGTCCGTTAGGTATGTCCGTCAATAAGAAGAATGAGTCAGTATCAGTTAAGAAGTTATTCACTGAATAACCTTCTGGTACCATACCCATGCTTGCAATTGCGTTGATATCGTTATCAGCTGTGCCGACTCTTTGAGGTGATTTCATCAATCTCTCAGCAGTAAATTGTAATTCTTTTGGAATTATCATTTTTCTACCTTGAGTAGCGATTCTTAAACCTCTTTCATCAACAAAACCTGCGATGTCAATTAATGACTGTTCTAATGAAGTTTCATTAAGGTCTGCAGCAGTTGCAAGAACATTTGAAAAGACACCACCAGTAGCTAATGGGTGAGAAGCATTAATTAATGATACTCCATCTCCACCAGTTACAGTAGCAACTTGTGCATTGTTCAATACGTTTGCAGCTTTAACTTGCTTCGTATTAGACATTGATCTTGCAAGAGCTCTTGTGTATCTCGCTGCAAGTCTGTCATATAGGTTGTCTTCGATTGCTTCTTCAGTAATAGCAAATGCTAAAGCGATTGTTTCGTGATTGTATCTAGCTGTGAAAGTTTCACCTGCTTGATCAAATACTACTCCAGCACCTTCTTGTTTAGTTGGTGCAGAAGCGAAACCACTTAACATTACTTCTTCTTCGAAAGCTCTGTCAGATGTTTCAGACGTGAAAATCTCCGCATGTTGATTCTCATATCTATTATATTCCAGGCCGAATAAAGCATTCAAACCTGGCTCTAGTTCTTTAACTAGCTGTGCTCTTGATATAGCCATAGTTTATTCTCCTTATGCTAAGCCTGTACCACTTCTGTAAAAGTGATTGTTGATTCTAACAAGAATATTAGCATTTGACGTAGTCACATCCGAATTCTCTGGATCTTGTGAAATGTCAATTGCTTGTACAGCAAAAGTAGTCGCAACACCTGATACTGATACATCAAGTTGCACTTTTGATATTCCTGTTTGTGTTACACCAGTAGTGTTTGACAAAGAGTAGTTCTTATATAAGTCTGCTCTAACAAAACTCTGATCAGCGTTCATCAGAAATACTGCGTCTGGATCATCTACAACAAAAGCTGTTATATCGCCTTGTGTTGGAGTAATTGAGCCAGGGTAGTAATTACTGTAAGTCGGCTTCTGAGTTGTTGGATCATTATAAAAACATCCGTTAAACACGCCCACAACAGCATCCGATGTATTTGCAGTTGCTCTTTCAATGTTACCATTTGATGTAGGGATAACCGCATCACCTTGGTAAATTGCAGTAGCACTTCCTGCTTTAATCACGTATCTGTTTTGAGCTCCTACTAATGGTGAACCGTCTAGTTTTCTGTATGGTCTTAGACCAAACTTTTCTAGTTGATTTGCCATAGTTTAGTTCTCCTATTTAACTAACAGTTTATTTTAATGACCAAGTAGGTATTGCAAAAAAATTATTTTTTACGACTACCACCAAAGGTCACTCTCGACTGTCTATCAATATTGATAGGCATGTCTGGGTGCTGTTCCTTCATAAGATCATTGTCAACAGCGTTCATTCTATCTTGAGTAATTCTTCTGAAATACTCAGCACGTTGAACCAAAATCTCTTCTGGTATCCTTGCCAGCACAAGGCCTCCAATTCCTATACACCCCTCGTATTTACCTTCGGTATAGAATGGGTAACTGTTATCGCCAATCTCGTTTCTAACTTGATCAACTTTTACAAATTCCCAACCTTCCCTCATTTTTTTAGATACATTAGCTGTATCCTCAAAACCTTGAACGGTTGTACGTATCCATCTGTGGGCGTACCCATTCGGTGCAGGTGGTGCATCCAAACTGGATGGTGGAGTCCAAGATTTTTTTGCTTCTTTTGAAGCTTTCTTATCTGACTCCCGTGAAGTTCTATCTATTGTACTCATTTATCTATCCTCCTTCACGTATCTAGCGTATTCCTCTAGTGGCACCCCTAATCGTTTAGCAATAGCTACTTGTGACTTGGTGAGTTTCACAGTTCTGCGTCCCTGTTGACTACGACCAGCCGAGGCAACCGTTTGGACGGGTTTCGGTGTCTCTTTTTTTGGCTCATCTTTAGTGTCATCAAAACTACCTGGAAAATATTTCCTTAGTCTTGAATTAACTTCATTATAATACTCATCACTGTCTACTTCAATACCCTCTTGAGAAATATTGTTGTGTATAGTGATAGCAGCATTAGTCATGACTTCATCAGTTCCAAACCATTTATTTTCCTCAGCCCATTTTTTAGCTTTTGGTGTAATTTGTGGCATAGAATCTGATCCGCTGTTTGAGGTATCAGCTTGTACGTTTTTTTGTTGTTTATTTTTCTCTTCTGCTGCTTTTTTAAGTTCTTCCCGATTAGCAATCTCTAATCTAGCTTTTTCTTTTTCAACAGCTAGCTGAGTTAACTTATCGTTAGCCTCCATAATCTTGGTCGGGTCATTACTTTCAATTGCAGTTTTAAGAGCTACTTTGACTTGTTCTCTTTGAGCATCAACTCTTGCATCTAATTCTTTAAGATACTGTTCGTCAGTAGAGTTTAGCTTTTGAACATTTACATCAAATTTCTTTTGTAATCCCTTCGCAAAATCAAGAGCTGCTTTTTCTCTTCTTTCAGCTTCTTTTTTTTGATAGACAAGTTTATCGATTCTTTTTTGATAATTTCTTCTCTCCCCCTGAAGGTCGGGCTTTTCTTCTTGTTTTTCCTCAGTTTTAGTTTCAGATGTTTCACGTGAAACTTCAGGTTGTGTTTCATCCTTAACTTCTATTTGAGGTTTTTCTTCTTTTTTCTCCTGGTCAGTTTTTGGATGCTCGGTATATCCAAGATCTACTTCACCAACATTGAGATCAGGCTCTTTGTCTTTTTTAGTATCTTCTTTAACTTCGATGCTTTCTTCTTTTACATCATCCGTATCAAGTTCTACTTCTTTTTCTTTGGCTAATAATGCTTCTGCACTATAGTCTTTTACTTCTGCCATGTTTATCCTCCTTTAAAATAAATGGAGAATATCTTCTGGCTTTCCTATAGTTCCTATTATTTCGTCATCATTGAGTATACGGTGTTCACCGTATTTAGTTTGAAATCTTGATCCAGTGTATCTGCCATAAACAACAAATTCACCTTCCTTACACCAAGGCCCGTTTGGAAATTTTTTTTCGTCTTGATAGCAGAGATCACCCATTTTGACCACTAATCCAACAACTGTTGTCATTTGAATTTTGTCTTGAGTTTCATCTGCTAAAATAACACCGCCTTTAGTCTTAGCCTTACCAGACCATGGTCTAACTAACATTCGGTATCCTACTGGGTTTGGTATGATTTCAAGATATTCTTTGATGCCTTTAGGGTCTGTTGGAATTTGTGATTTAACCTCTGCTTCTTTTTTTTGGTCATTACCAAAATCTGTAAGCTTAGGTTTTATCAATTGTACCATCGTTATCCTCCTTATGCAGGTTTTTAATATCCTGAAGCAGCGTTTCTAATCCGCTGAGTCTGCCTCTAGCATACATCAACTGAGATTCCGTTTCAACCCCATAACAAATATGATCTTTAATATCTCTTATTTGCTTATTAATTGTATTTCTAATTTGATCTACTGTGGTTGGGTCCAACATTATGTTAACCTTATTGAATTATAATGAGCAATTTCTAATTGTTGCAAAGAGTGTTTTGCATGTTCATATGGGCTTTCTGCTCTGTACCAATGAAAAACATATATACCATTTGCAATTCTAAATTCATATCCTGCATCAATAATTTTAGCTTGAGTTAAATTATCTGTGCCTAATTGACGACCTGTTTCAACACATCCCCCTAATTTTTTCATCACTCCAACATTAACAGCAAAAAATACTCCCGACATGTGTCCTTTCTTTTTTATAATTTTAGATTGATTTTTATACTTTGTTGCTAAAAATTTTCCTACATTTCTATGATAACCATAATCAAAATTATAGGGGTCTATACCCACTACCATTTGCTCAAGTGTATTCATTCTATTTACTCTAGAACATATGCCTTTACAGTTAGGATTATCTTGAATTATTTGTTGAAGTTGTAAGTACCAGTCGTTAGTTGTAAAGATTGCATCATGATCTAAAAATGCTACCCAATCTTCATCTGCATGTTCATTCAAACAAGCATTATATGCCTTACCTAAATCTTTCTTTCCGGTATTATCCCAAGCAACATGTGTCCAAATTTTAACCATGATTTTTATATTCTCTTGCGAGTGAAGTGAAAACTTCTTTAATACGATCTACTTGTTTTAGAGACATACCTTGATGTGCTCCTAATAACATACCATTTTTCATAACTTCATCTGCAACAAAAAATTGATTATTACCTTTCCACCTTTTATTTTTCATAATAGGTTGTCTTGTAATATTTCCTGTAAAAATAGTTCTTACTTGAATACCATTTTTTTCAAAATATATTTGCATTTGTTTTCTTGTAAACGGTGCTTTAGAATCTAAAACTAGAGGATAAGCTAACCAAGGTGTATCAGCGTGGCCATTACCTACTCTTCCTACCCATCTAATATGTGAATAAGGCATAAAAAAATCGTTTAATAATCTAAAATTTCTTTGTCTTATTTTTTTATAATTTGATAATTTTTTTAATTGCTCTAAACCAAATGCAGCAGATATTTCTGACGGTAAAAAATTATATCCTATATCTGTAAATATAAATTTAGAATCATAGTCAATACCATCAACTTTAGTATTAAACCTTTTTTCTATTTCCTCTGACTCATTAAAAAGTGCTGATGATCTTCCCCATCCTCTAAGTAATTTTAATTTATCAAGTAATTTTTTATCATTAGTGCATACCATTCCGCCTTGACCTGCAGCTGTAATAATATGAGATGCATAAAAGCTTGTTGTGACTAAATCATTAAATTTACCCGTTGTTCCATCTTTACTATCCCAATATTTATAACCTATTGTATCAGCACAATCTTCTATAATTTTTAATTTATGTTTTTTTGCAATTCTATAAATACTTTTCCAATCACATACATTTCCAAGTAAATTAGGTAACATAATTGCAACTGTTTTTTTGTTAACGGCTTTTGTAATATATTCTGGGTTAGTTATAAACTCACAATTTTCAACATCAACAAAATGAGGGATAAGTCCGCATTGATATATTGGTGCAACTGTTGTTGCAAACGTCAAAGCAGGTGTAATAACTTCACCACCTTTTGGTAAGTCTAAAGATGCTAAAGCAATTAAATTAGCTGAAGAACCGGAGTTAACCATAACTCCATATTTTTTTCCAAAGATGTTAGCAACTTTACTTTCAAATTTTTTTACTAATGGACCATCCATTAATGTTAAATGATTTTTTAAAACTTCATTTACAGCCTGTATTTCTTTTTGATCATAGACAGCGTTAGCATAATATATTTTTTCAGGCATAAAAACTTTTACAATTAAACTAAAGATTTGTAAACTATTTAAATTAATTTAATATTCATTTCACTATCACCATGACCAACTTTACCCACAGGTAAAAAATTAAAAGCCAAAGAAACTCTAATAATATCAGAATTATTTTTTAATATTTTATGGTATATTTCACTAGGGAAAAAAATTAGAAGACCATCAACAGGTTTAAATTTATATTCTGAAGAGTTATAAATGTTCCATTTAATTGGATCACACAAAAATCTTTTATGATTACTATAATCTTCAAAACTTATGTTTCCAGAATTATCATCGGTTTGTAAATATAATATACCGCTATACATAGAATTATGATGATTATGATAATTTGAACTTTGGCCTTTTTCTGTTCTTGTAAACCAAGATGTAGTTATATCAAATTTATTACTATATTGTAAAACTTCTTTACTAAAAAAATAAAATTCATTTAACACTAAATCTCTTAAATCTTTATACTCTGGCTTATTTAATACAGTTTTAGATTTTGAAGCTGCTGCAATATTTTCTACATTATTTTCTTTTTGATAGCCTGACTCAATAAATGGTTCTTGTATTCTTGATATAATTCTTTTTGTATCTATGTTTAATTTTTTTAAATAAAATAATTTTGAAAATAAGGGTAGGGCTTGGTATTCCATTACTTATAAATTAATTTATTTTTATCTGCTATATAACAATATTTTAATTCAGAATTTTTCATCATGTATTTAACATCATTATATTCCTCGCATAAAACATGTCCAGGTAAATTTAAAGAAGTATTTAATACTGCGGGTAAACCCGTAAGTTTTTTAAACGAATTAATGAGATCATAATATTTTGGATGGAAAGATTTATTTAAAGTTTGTATTCTACTAAAACCATCTACCGAACATACATTTTTTAATCTTTTGTCTTTAGATTTATAAACAAACATCATGTAAGGTGATGTTTCATTTGTTTCTATTTCGAATAATTTTGATGCATATTCTTCTAACACAGTGCAAGCAAACGGTCTGTACCATTCTCTTTTTTTTATTTCATTTATTTTATTTAATATAGATTCATCTAAAGGATTTCCTAACAATGATCTAAAACCTAAACCTCTTTGGCCTTGTTCACTTTTGCCTGAAATTATTGCTACTGGTTCTTTAATTAAAATGTTTGCAACTTCTTCTATGCTTATATTTTTATTTTTATAGGGTAAGAAAGCATTCAAATCTTGTTCAGGTTTAAAACCCGAACAAATATGTTTTAAAGGTTTTACATTATTATTTGTAGCCCACAAAGCTGCACCTAATGATATTCCAAAATCACCATTAAAAGGATCAGGTAAAATTTTATTATCTAAAGTATTTTTTAGATTAGTATTATTTAAAACATTTTGTGCACAACCGCCACTCAAAAGTATTGTTTTATTTTCGTAATTAATTTTATTTAGAGTTTTTAAAAATAAAATTTCAAAAGCTTTTTGAAAAGAACTTACAAAGTCCAGACTAGGTGAATTTTTTGATAAATGATTAATGTCGTGATTTAACAAAAATTTATTAAAATTATTTGTATTGTCATAAAATTCTACCTTATTATCAATAATATTTTTATTCCAATTATCTCTGTGAATTAGATTATTAATTATACTTTCACGTGCTGTGCCATAAGAAGACAGTGCCATAGCTTTTCCCTCTTCTGCTTGTTTCAAACCTAATTCATAAGTAAGTTGTTCATAACCTTTTCCTAAAGATATTGAATTTATTATTTTCGTTTTTTTGTCTATAAAATTAAGAGGTCTTTCTGTATAAAATTTATTGTAAATATTTTCTAAATTTTCGTTATATATTGTTTCATTTTCAACAATCTTTAAATTATTTATATGTCTAGAAGGGTGATTAAAAAATTGTGTTGCACCTTCACCGTCAGCGACAAATATTATAAAATTTTTATCAACCTGATAAAAAAATTTTGCACAATATGCATGAAATATGTGATGTTGAGTTTGTCCTAATATTATTATTTGATTTATGTTTACATTAAAAAATCTTTTTAAAAATATAATAGTTGCTGCACCCCATAAAGGTCCCATAGAGGTTAAAATAATTTTATCAAACTTAATTTTAAAATCTTTTACTTTTTGTAATATTTCAAAAGTATATAAAGATTGATGTTTAAATTTATTGTATCTATCTAATTGATGATGAGCGATTACCTCATTCTCAGAAACGACAGTTATAGATCCATCGTGTCCAAGATGAAAAGCTAGCACGTTCATTATTTAAAATTTAAAGGGTATGAGTGCTTTCTTTTTTTCTTCTGCGTCTACAATCTTTTGAAATAATTTATCTAACTCTTCTATGTGTTGTGGATGTTCTCCAATACCAACAGGTTTTTCTAAATAAATTTTTATTGTTGCATCGGCAGATGAAATTTCAGCATCGTATTTATCCTCTAACGCTTTCAGTAAAGCTAATCTAAAACTCATGTGAGTTTTTATATAATTAAACCCAAGGTTTGTAAATAGATTTAATTTTACCTTGTGCTAACAATTTTTTTAAATCACCTTTAGACATTGTCGAATAATCAGGGTCTTCATACAACTGTAGGTGAGGGTCTTTCTGTGGTTCAGAGTTAAATAAACTTTTTATCCAAGCCCAAATCATTTCTTCCCTCCGTTCCTGAAGATTTGTGTGCCTTTGATTCCGTAAATCGATGCCACGACTAAAATCCAGAGATTTGTAAACCATGACGGGAGCTGCGAAAACATCTCGAAGAATAATTTTACTTTGTCCATCGCTGTTGGGTCATCTGAGATGACTGCATATGCGAGCACCAACACGGGCAAACTAAGAATTATCAAAACTGCCTCGTCTTTCCAGTCTGATTGTCTAGCCTCAAGAAGTTTACCTTGGTAAGCTTCTTCGCCTTTGGCCATACGTTCTGCATGCATTAATTGTGCATCAGACATTGCCATTTTAGTCTTTTGCTTGTTAGCATAAATTTTTGATCCTGCAGATATTGCAAGTTTAATAGCTGATAACCACATTATTTTTTATATCCTCCTTTTTTCATTTTTACTGGGGGTACTTGAGAATTAGGTCCTCTTTTGGGTGGTGGTCCATAACTAACTCCACCTGATAATCCACCAACTTTATAAGCTACAAAATTAAAAAAATTATCTTTGGGACTCACTAAACTTTGATCTATTTTTTTTGTTGTAGCAATTGGTTGAATAGGTTGTGTTGGAGTAATACCTTTATTTCCTCCTTTGTCAGTTGGACCAGTAGGCCCAGTAGGTCCTGTTGTTAACATCTCTCCACCAAGAACATCTACTTTTCTTTGTTCTTTTAAATTTTTTCTATCATAAGTCTTTTTTTTACCTAAGTTTAATGCAGTCACACCTACTTGATAAGATAGTGGAGTAAGTAATCCTAATGGTCTTGGATCAAAATATCTAGGTCCTGTTCTTACTGTTACTTTTTTTGTTTCATTGCCTCCAACACCTTTGTTTCCTCTTCCAGTATATTGGCCTTTAGCTCCATATTGTTCTCTATTATTATCTGAATCATTATTTGATGTGCTTTTACCAAAATCTGCTGCATCCTTACCACCTCTAGCTTTTATAACTTTTTTTAACTTACCAGAATTTTCCATAGCATAAAAAACAGAATCACCTTTTTTCTTACCATATTGGTCTCTGAATTTTGCTTTTAATTTTTTTCCTTTAGCTGTGAGTGGCATTATCCAAACATCCTTCTAATTTTATTTTTTCCTGCTTTTGCTATTTTTACAACTTCATTTTTTTTCATAACCTTAGCACGTTGTTCCATAACAGTTAATATTTGTATTTTTCTTGCAAATGGTTTGTTTATATTCACAACTTTTTTTACTGTAGCTCTAGCATCACTAGGTGTAGCAAATTTTATTTTTACTGTATCCCTAGGATTTTCGTCAGTATATAATCTTCTATCAGAACCTTTTGGTTTTTTACCTGTGCCTTTAACTGGGTCTGCCATTATTTAGCCTTCTTTCTTGCTATCTCTAATTTTTCATCAGCTATTCTAATTCTTTCAGCTGCTTGGTCTTCATTATTTTCTAATTTCATTTTTTCTATATCTAATTTTTCATCTATTTCGTTTTCTCTAATTTCATTAGACATCATATCTTGATCTGCTTTTCTTTGTAAATCCATAGCTTTTATATCTAATTCTCTTTGTTTTAACATCACTAATGGGTCTTGTTTACCCATGTTTTCGCTTTGAGCTAACTCTAAAGTTAGAGTTGCTATTCTATTTGCTATCATTGAAGCTATTTGAATCTCCGCACCTTGTGGATCAGCCTGTAACATCTGTTGCATCATAGGATCTTCCTGTATCTTTGCACCGATTTCTCCTTGAGCTAACATAGAAATATGTTCTGAGATGTGTGATTGCAATGAAGCGTAAACTTGTGGATTAATTTGCACCATTCTTGTAGACATAAATGCTCTATGAGCAGTTATGTGTGCCATATGATCTTGAGTTGGAAAAGCTTTTAAAGGTTTCATCATAATAGCTTCCATATTTTCTGTTGCTGGGTCTTTTGGCACTGGTCTTTCTTGTGGAATAAGCAATTGATCTATATCTTGAGTGCCTAAAGCCTCATATACTCTTCGATATGCTTCTCTTAAGTTGTGCATCATCGGATTTGATAAAGCAATCTTTAAATTTTCGTTTGCCATCGTAACTCTTTGAGCCATACTCATGATATTTGGGTCTGCAACCGGTATTACATCTACTCTATCATCAAAATCTGTAGCTTTTACCGCTTGATCTGCTCCATATACTGAATATGGGTAGATTGGTGGTAGATATGTTGCAAAAACTTTTGATAAAAGTCTAAATTCTCTTCTCATTGAGTAATAACATCTCTTGTGTATAGCACTCATGACCCTCGAACCTCTTTCTAACAGTGAAACAGTAGTACCAACAGCTCTATTTTGTAGGTCATTACCAGTATCCATGTTAGTTATGGCTGCAAATTTTTGTCCAGCTTGTACAACAAAGCCCATCAATTGGTATAATGTAGCTGATGGCTCCTTAAATGGTAAAATTTGAAACTGATCTTTGATATTTCCACCCGGTGCATCGACATCTCTAAACTCTCCTGGTTGAAAAGGTTGGTCATCATCTCTAATTCTTATACCTCTAGACTTAAATCCAGCTGGTAAGTTAGATAATGTACCTGCATCGAGTAATTGTCTTAGTGATTGAGTAGCAGTTCTACTTAATCCACCTATCATATGAGTTAAACCAAACCCATAAAAACCTAATCCGGGTAAAAATTTAAAATGAACAAAGTATTCTTTCCTTTTTTTAGTTTCATCATTCATTTCATAGTTACGATAGATAGATAATATTTGTCCTGAGCCTTCATCAATAGTAACGATGTATGGAATTTTTACTTGTTTTTCTGGATTTTGAACTTCAAACTCCTCTAAATTACAATCAACATGCATTTCAAGTATTGAAAAAGAATACTGTTTGTCAGCTGAAGGTGTAATTCCTTCTAACTCTTGATATTTTTTTTCAATATCTGTTGGACCTTTAGAACTTGGTTTTAATTCTACATCTCTGTAAAATCCTGCTTCTTGTTTTTTTAATATTTCGTTTTCACCCATTTTTATTACATGGGTAATTCTTTCACATTCCATTAAATCTGTAGAATAATATGGAACTACTAAATCTTCTGCAGGAATAAATTTTGATACAGCTCTTTGCATCACTTCATCATAGTAAACTTTTTTAAATGCTGAGCCTGCTAAAGCTAAATAAAATAATAATTGATCAAACTCTGGAGTATACTCTTCCATCTCCTCTGTAATCATGTAGTTCATAAAATCTTGAACACGTTGAGCTTGATTTATTTTTTCGTTATCCTCTCTTCCAAGAACCCTTGTTCTTACAGGTCCTTGAGAAGGTAATAATTCTTTATAGGCTTGTGCTTGAAATTGTGTAACAGCTTCTGATAACAATGGGTGAGTGACACTTGCTGAACCTCTAAAAGGTCTAGTCATCTCTCTTTGATTTAACCCAAGTAAATCTAAATTATTTGTATAAGAAGTTTCCCAATCTTTTCTTGAAACTCTATCTTTTTTATAATCATCAAGTAATCGATTAGCCATTCTTTGTAAAACCTCGTCTGACATGTCTTCGGCAAGGTTTTTAAAAAATAGTTCAGTTTCTGAAACAGCTTCATCAACAGTGGGTTGATCGGTGTTATCTGATTCTAATTCAACATCAACCTCTTCTGTCTCAGGAGTTTCTTTCTCCTCGACAATTGCTTTTTCTATTTCAGCCATATTAAAAATTAATAAAGTTTAGTTGGTTTATTTCTCGCCATTCCACCACCACGAGCCTTTACCATTTTTCCTGTTCTTAATTGAGATTTTGGTCCTAAGATAAATTTATTCATAAAACTTTTAAAGCCACCGCTACCCCGTTCGCCTCTTCTTTCTCTCATAGCCTTAGAGAAAGCTTCTTTATTTTTAAATTTTTCTAAACCTTTAGTAATTGATCCGTCAGGATTTCTAAAAATAGATTTTGGATTTTTTCCAACTACGGCTGAAGGACTTAATTTAGTTATACCTTTAACTGCTTCTTTTGCTTTAGGTAAATTTCTTATTGGCATGATAGATGCTTTTCTAGCTTTAGCTGCTTGACTAACAACATCTGATTTACCCATCGCAGATTTTAAAAGTCCTAGTTTAGATGCAGCCATTCCTAAACCTATAGCACCTAAAACTAAGTTTCTTTTTCTTGATCTTCTCGACATGTCTGTTCTCCTAATAATATATATATTTACGTTCTTTATAAGATTGTACCTCATCCTCGTCAGAATAAGTCTTTATAAAAGAACCTTGTCGGTATCTTAACATAGCCTGGGTAGTGCTGTCCACATAATCGTCATGTTCCCCATGTGGAAATGCTGCACATTCTTCAATAACTTCTTCTGCCCAATGTTCATCTCTTGGATAGTAGACTTGGCCCGACTCGAAAATTGGAGCACAGGCATTAACTCGTGAATGCTTATCCTGTCCTCTTCCTGGTGTA